CTTGGTTTCACGCCATACTTCGGTAATCTCGGGATGCGATCACATCAGGAATTCATTCGGATTTCTTACATCGGTGTCACTCCTTCTCATCGTTTACTCCCTCCTCGCTGTGTATGCACTAGCATCATCAGCGGTAAGTCGAGTCAAAAGAACTTTATTACGTATTTTCAGACGCTCTACAACAACCGAATCAATGTCGGTGAGGTTGTGACTTCCACGAAGTTTGTTCAGAAGTCTTTCAATGAGCGCAACCCTGTCACTGGCGAAGACGGGGCGAAGATTAATTACAACGTCTTAGAGTTTAAAGACCGGCCAGCTCAAACTGATGAGGAGACTCAACTCATCGAGGATGTTGGTGCGTGGCTCGAAGGTTCAGGAGATCTGGTGGCATCTGCACTTCGCAGTACTATCCCCGGTTCTAATCTGGTCGAGCTACCTCTTGGAGAAGACCACGCTGCGATCAAAGAAGCTTTTATCGAGCAGCATCCACTTCTTGAAGGCGGTGCTCCCCAAGGTTTAGCTTCTCTTCCTGCCGGAGCAGGGACTCCTGGAAAATCTCCAGAAGCATCTGCACCGCCTGAAGCAAAAGCAGCAAAATCTAAGGAGCTTACGGAAGAGCAGAAGGCTGCTCTCAAGGCAGCTGGCTTGGAAGTATAATTTTTAAGAACACAGGACTCCGAGGAGTGCGTAATGCACTCCTTTTTTATTGCCTGTATCGAATCAAATCTCCAAAGGAAGGTAGATCCACGTCGTTTTCTACGCAGTACTTAACGATGCTTTCAAGGATCTTCCCTCGAATCAAGTAGTTGGCGTGTGTCAGCTCGATCGTCAGATCCCTATCAGCCTCATTCATTTGCTTAAGACCAGTTACGAAACGTCTGTGAGCAAACTCCTCCTCTAAACTCATGTGGGAGCGAAGTTTATCCAGGAGAACATCCGCTTTGTCCACGTTCTACAAGGTCCCCAAGTACATATTCAATCCTATTGCGGAATCAGGGATTATTTCGGGATCAGTCTTACTTCCTTACGACGAGAATTTTGAACTCACTACTCAGGTGAGGGAAGCAGGTATCGTCGATGTAACAGCAAACACTGTTGCAGACAACGTATCAGACCTTGAGTGGTGGTCTCAGCAGAAAGATAAGTATGATTGGGTGATAGCTATAACGCAAGGTACTAAAGAACTTACTACATGGATTACTGAATGTGGTATTCAGAGCGCCGTAAAAGGTATCTGTATCCTCGATCGCCTCACCTTCCTTGAGCCCACGAGGTCTCGTCAAAACTTTCTTGAAGAAGCGTCACTCGAAAATATTAAAATTCTCAGCCCTCGTCCTTCATTTCGTGACGATAGAAAGTCTCTAAAGGACTCTGTAACTTCTGCGTGGTTTGTGTTTAAGAGGCAAGGTTCTGCACTTATAAAGACAAATGTCGATTTCGAAGTAGGCTGGCACAGACCAAAAAATTTAAAATTGTGAGTAAGCATTTAACAGAAACACTAAATAGCATCGCGAAGCTTCTGGAAGAGCAGAACAGTAAGCTCGATAAAATCACTGCACTCATTGCAGGCAATCAGTTGCTCACTGAGTGCATCGACCCTCACGGTAATGTAAGAACTGCTGAGCAGTGTGCAGACATCACAGTGGAGGCGTTCTCCTCGGCACTGTGCTTGATGCCAGAGCTTGAGCAAAGAAACAAAGAATATCAATATCAAAAGCAAGAATTTTTTATTGACGACGATAACGACGATGAGGGAAGCGATATCTCAAGTAAGTTCTAAAATACAATAAGGGACATAAATACAGTGTCAGATACACGAGTAGTAATCAACGGAAAAAGGCACTACATCTGCAACGGTGTGGCAAAGCCTCTTCCTTCAGTAACGACAATATTGAGTTCCACCGCGTCAGAAGCCACGCGGAAAAAACTTGAGCACTGGAATAAGATGAATCCAGGTGCAGCGGATAAAGCTGCCGAGAGAGGTACGTGGATTCATAACAGCGTTGAAGACTATCTGAGAGGTCTAAGAGTTATTCCACCCGAACACTACAGTCCGTTTTGGGATGGTGTTCCAGAGTTACTCGATGATCTCCTTGACGGTGGTCGTGTGTTGTGGTCAGAGAAACCATTCAATCAACCTAAGTGGTCTAAATATGTAGGTGACGACGGGGTAGGGAGAATCCATTACTACGATGAGTCAACTGGATATGGATACGCAGGCTGCTGTGACCTTATTTATATGAACCAAAACGCTGAGATCATTCTTGCTGACTTTAAAACCAGCAACGGTCCTTACTCAGCGAGGTTCCCAAATAAAAAATCAGGAGTCGACGAGAAGACTAAAAAAGCTCTAATCTCTGGAGTCTTTAAAACTAAAAAGACAAGGCTTCAACTTGCTGCTTATAAAGCTGCTGCCGAAGCGTGCCTTGGGATCAAGATCGACAAAACTCAGATCATCGTCACCACAGCCATCAAGGAATTCAACACTCAGATTTTCACGTTCGGTCCAGACGACGTAGAGAAAGATGAAACCTCGTGGTTCGAGGTCGTTCGCCAGTACTACGAAAACCAGAATTAAGGAGGAACCCCGCGTAGAATCAATCAACAAGGCAGCGCGGAAGAGGGGTCTTAAGCTTCTCTTGAGCTTAGTTCGCCCAAAATCAGGCATACTACATACGCACCAAGTCATCTCATGAAGTTTATCTGCTCTGTCAACACGGGAGTCGTTCCCCATCTCCACCCAGAGCAGGGCAAAATCGCAAAGGGAGGGAACTTCGCAGCGTTTAACTCAGGATGGGAATCAAAAAATCTTACGACTGAAGAACTTGTCGAAGTTCTCTCCACTCAAGCTGGTCTTTGTGCGTGGCATTTGGTCGACGGACAGAGAAAAGCTAAAGGAACTGGAGTCATCCAGGCAGGTTTAGTAATTGTTGATATCGATAATCAAGCTGATGGTAAAGATAAAGAAGGCAACAAAATACAGAAGCAAGAGCTTACTCCTGAAGAAGCACTCGAACTTGATATCTGTAAAAAATATCTGACCCTTGGTTATCACTCTCCGTCTGATTCTCCTGGGTGGCCGAGATTTAGGCTCGTGTTTGGCTTAGGAAAACAAATAATTGATCCTCAGTTTTACCAGTGGTTCAATAAACAAATACTGAAACAGATTCCTGGCTCCGATATCCGAGCCACAACGGTTCCAAATCTTTTTTACGGACCAAAGAATCGTCAGTGTATCTTTGCCTCTCCAGGAAAATACATTCCTGAAGATGTGATTAACGAGGGTTTCAGATCGTATTCATCTTTACCAGCACTTGATTTAGGTGAAGCTGGGGACCCTGAACAGGCCATCAATGACGTCACCATCAGAGCAAACGGTATCGATATTGAGAAACTTGTATCTTCTTCTGTCAAGTCCGTTCTTGCTGGAGAGCCGGTAGAGGATCGTAGCTCGACCATGGCTGCGGTATTCAAAGAACTGATCGGTTGGAGCAACTGGCTTCGTGAGCAGCACATAGCTTCATGCGTGTCACCATTGACAATTGCACAGGATGCGTTCCATAATATCTATGAGTACCCCCACGACTGCGATGGAAAGTTCTCGCGGATTTTAAATTCGATCCGCAACTCTGATGAGTTACTTCCCGCTGTAGCACTGGCTTCTGAGCATGGTGACCTCAGCATCTGGAGAAAAATCAGACGGGTCAGCAAGTCTGTATTCGATACCCACGCTTCGGAAGAGGTGAAGGATCGTCTAGCCGCTCTCAAAAAAGAAGCTGCTGTCAACGCTGTCATGAACATGGCGGAGTTCAGTCTTAACAACCCCAAGACTGAAGCTGACAAACCTAAATCAACATCAACATCAACAACAGAGGAGAAAGAAGTGGTTACTCCCTCCACACCGGCTCAACTGGTGTCTCTTCAGTCTGGCTCCAGGAATCGAGAGTTCAGCGAGAACGACATCGCCACGCTGATCGTAAACAATCAAGGTGACAACTTTATCTACGACAGCTATCTCGATCAGTTCTATCACTACGACGATGACCTTGATATCTGGTACTTCCAAGATGAGCAGCACATCAAACGGCGTATCGTCCTTGCACTCGATGCACTGATCGCTGGTGGAGCTCTCCCTAAGTACAACAGTGCGACCATCAGCAGCGTCTTTGGAATTCTCAAAGCAAAGCTTCTCAAGTCTGCAGAAGGTGGTCGTAGAAGTATCTGGACTAAAGCAGCAGGCGTGATCCCGTTCCGCAATGGAGTGCTGGACACCAAAACTTTTGAGTTTTCCGAGGGTAAACAAAAGGATTTATATCTGAGGCACAAGCTCGCTTACGACTACAACACCAGTGCAGACTGCCCTGAATTCATGAAATGGATTCGAGGCGCACTCGACAAGGACCAAGAAAAACTGATTCAGGCTTTTGCCCGAGCTCTGCTCACTGGGTACACAGCTGGTGAAAGGTTCCTTCACCTGGTTGGTCCTGGTGGTACTGGTAAGTCGACCATGCAGCAGTTGATGGTTGCACTCGCAGGTTTCCACGGAACCCACACGTCCAGCTTGGAGGTCATCGAGACAAACAAGTTCGAGTCCTACAACCTCATCGGTAAACGGCTTTTGCTTCTTACAGATGAAAGCAACTACAACAAGCGGATGGACGTGCTCAAGAAACTGACATCTGCATCAGATACCCTCCGAGCTGAAAGGAAGTACGGCAAAGAGATCATCAGTTTCAAGCCAGAGTGTTTGGTTTGCATCGCTAGTAACGAGCACATCACCTCCAATGATTCCAGTAGTGGCCTTGAAAGACGGCGTCTGACTATCGTCATGGATAAAGTTGTTGACCCGAGTCTTCGTAAAGAACTCATCAGTGTCTTCGAAGATCGAATTGAAGGAGC